AGTTCTTAAATACCAAACTGACTTAAATAATGCGATAAATATAAGAAAGCAAAAAGAACGAGAATTATATATTCTCCAAACAAAAAAGAGGTAATTAAAAATGGACTTATCAAAAATATCAGAAAACTTTTCCAAGTATGCCGTAATACTTGGTGTAGTAATTACACTTGGTGGCGGTTTCATAGCGTGGGGGCAATTCAACGCAAGACTTGATAATATTGAAGCTAGTCAAGGCAGCGACGCTGTAGAAAAACTTGAAGCAAGAGTTGCTGAGTTAGAAACAAGCAATCAAGTGTTAAGAAAAACAAATGAAGTTTTAAATGCAAAAATGAACGAATTAGCTTTAAAAGTTAGCAATCCACTTGGAAATTAATACCTGATTTGCCTAAATATATCATACACTTGACTTTTTAGACCAAAATGGTTATAATATATAATATGACTAAAGGGGAACTAATATGTCGGATATAAACAGACTATTGACAGATATTGAAAACACGATACATGATTATTGTTATAGAACTGAACTGGAATACGATTGGGATGGTGATGAACTTGTTATCAACGCTGATGAAAAAGGTAAAGAGCATGTTGAAGAAATTATTAAAATTCTTCATGGCGCAGAATTAGTACCTGGTGCGAAAGCATATTACTATGAAGGTAAAGATGAGGATAAACGAGATGTTTATAAGGTTGGGATGTTCAAATTAGATTCATAAAGGATACCCACACGGAGAAGGTTGTATGGATAAGAACCAAATGGAAATTAGTTATGCAACACTATTGGATAAATTTAAAGATATACAAAAATATATTAAATCGGAACTTGATAAAGACGGATTACTTAAAGCATTATTAATAGAATTTGAAAAACCATTTGAAGATGGATTAATATCAGACGTAAAAAGAATTCAACATTTAGATGAGTTAAACATTTCTACTGATGAAGATGAGATTGAGATTGAAAAATCGTATCATATGATTATTGACAACTTCCAGAGATTAAATACTTACATATTTCAAAGATATCCTAAAGATAGGAAATTAAGGGAATTTCTAACCCATATTTTGATGGTTATTCAAGATTTGGGAGAACACTACTATTGGAAAGCTATCAAAGAAAGGGATTCTGGGAATACTGTAGAAAAAGCTAATGATGACAGGGTGTTACAATAGTTTTTTATTCTCGATTTGACAAATTGTTGTGATATGGTATAATATTTACTAATATATTATGATAAAGAAAGTACCACAAAAAAGAGAAGATTTTGATTCTTATACTGTCGTTGTAAGAAACGATAATGTGGATGGAGCATTGCGTATTCTGAAGAAAAGGTTACAAAAAGATGGTCTATTATTTGAATTGAAGAAAAGAGAATTCTATATGAAACCGAGTGAGAAACGCAGAGTGAAAAGAGCTGCTGCTATTATACGACTGAAAAAGACACAGAAAAAAAGATATATATCTAAAGGTCGTAAGAAATAATGGATGATATTATTGATAATGTTATAAAGGGACCGTGGAAAACTCCTATTAAAGTTCCAGAAATAACTGAAACTAATAAATTAAGATACAATTTGATGTTGGCTGAAGATTTAACAGAAGCTATTATAATACAGGCAATTCGTGTTCTTGAAGAAAATGATGTTGCAAATAGAGATAAACCTGACTTCATAAAAGATTTTGGTTTGGTTAATGAAAGTTTGAAGGCATGTATTTTTAGACATTTTGGGTTTTTCCACCCGATTCATTTGGTATCAGATGCAGCGATGGTTGCTCAACTCGACCCAGAAACAAAGAAAGTTTTTTCGCAGTTTGATTTAAATCAATTGAATAATAAAGAATTTAATATAAATATTGATGGTAATAAGGAATAGTTATGGTATTAGTTGATATGAATCAAGTGACTTTATCTTCACTAATGGTGCAGATAGGACGAGATTCGGAAGTAAATGCAGATTTAGTTAGACATATGGTATTGAACTCAATTCGTATGTATAGAACGAAATTTGTTGAAGATTATGGGGAATTGGTCTTATGTTATGATAGTAAACACTATTGGAGAAAAGACTTTTTTCCACAATATAAATCCAATCGTAAGAAAATGCGAGAAGCAAGTGATTTTGATTGGAAAACCATATTTGATACACTTAATATATTAAAAGAAGAACTTAAAGAGAATTTCCCATACAAAATTTTAGAAGTATATGGCGCAGAAGCAGATGATATCATTGCGACTATTTGTGAATCGGAAGAAGAAGATATCATGATTATTTCTGGCGATAAGGATTTTATTCAATTACAAAAATATAAGAATGTAAAACAATGGAATCCAGTTCAAAAGAAACTGTTAAATGGTAAAAATCCAGAATTATATTTGAAAGAACATATCATCAAAGGCGATAGAAGTGATGGGATACCAAATGTTCTTTCTGGTGATAATAGTTTTGTGGATAAAATTAGACAAATACCACTTACAAAAAAGAAAATACGAACATGGATAGAACATGATTTCATGGATGTTGCTCCCAATGAAGAAGCAAAAAGAAATTATCATAGGAATACAACATTGGTGGATTTATCCAACATACCACAAGACCTTAAAGACAAGATTAAAGAAAGTTATAAGACAACACCCATTATTGGTGAGAGAAAAAACCTTATAAATTACTTTATAAATAATAAGTTGAAAGAATTGACAAATAATTTAGGAGATTTTTAATTATGGTTACAGAAACATATGTCCCACTTTTTCATGAAATCCTTGAACAAGTACATAAAGCAAAGACGAAAGATGAAAAAGTTGCGATTTTAAAACGATACAATAGTGCTGGATTGCGTTGGTTTTTAAGAGCTGCTTTTGACCCAGACGTTGAATGGTTATTGCCGAAAGGTAGTGTTCCATTCATAGCGAATGATGCCCCAGATGGTACAGAACATACAAGATTACATAGAGAATATAGAGCTCTTGATAATTTTATATCACTTCTTGGCGTTATTGCTAAACCTGCTCTTTCACAAACTCGTAGGGAAACACTTTTTATCCAACTATTAGAAGGATTGAGTGCCGGCGAAGCAGATTTGTTAGTACAAGCAAAGGATAGAAAACTAAGTAGGGTTTATAAAGGTTTATCAGTTCCAGTTTGCAAAGAAGCATTTAATTGGAATGATAACTTCATGTTGAGCACTTAACATGGGAACTAGGGTAAAGATATAGCAACAGATTTTTAACCTAGTATAAAATAACAAATTTGAGTTGCAAGGTGATTATATCATGGCAAAACAAACTATGACAAGAACTCAAAAGTTCTTAAATGCGCTTCTTAGAGGCGAATCTATTTCTTGGGCAAATGTCCAGAAAAGATATGGTTTCAAGTCCCCAAGAACTGTCGTTGACGGTTTTAGAAGACGAGGCTACTGTGTTTATGCAAACGCTAATGCAGACGGTACTTCGTATAGAATTGGCACACCAAGTCAATCTATTATCAAAGCGGGATTAGAATCAGTTTATGGGTTATAATACCCACTAATCGGTTAGTGGAGTCTTGTACCCACAGGACTCCATTTTCATTCATTTACAATTTCATGAAAAATTTACCATATAAATAAATTCATGAGATTATCTGTAAGAGGTTGTGATGCCGAAATCAAAGAAAAAACGAAATTAGCTGCAAGATGGTATCTTGACCATCTTTTGTCTAAAAGACTTCAAACCAAACTTTCAATTTCCATTCTTTATAGTGATACTCTTTTTAAAAAACAAAAAATAGAAGGGGAATGTATATGGAATGATGAAATTGATACCCGTAGACCAAAAAAATTTACTATCAATATTGATAATGGATTAAGACTTAGAAATAAACTCATAGCATTAGCACACGAAATGGTACATCTCAAGCAATGGACAAAGGGTGAAATGTATGAATATGTTAGAGATGCGAATAGATATAAGTGGAGAGATACAGTATTAAATATTAAAAAATTGGATTATTATGATTTACCATGGGAAGTAGAAGCACACGGCAGAGAAATCGGCATGTATGTGCGTATGTGTGAAAAACTTAAATGGTCAAAAGAAGCTTGGACACAGGAAGTTGCTACATATGGTAATGGAAAATTTGGATTATCTGATGTGCTTCGAAAATATAATAATGTGGAATAAAAAGTTTGACAAATTCACTTAAATAGAGTATAATTTTTAAAATGCCAACATATGATTTTTTGAATACAAAAACAAATAAAATGGAAGAAGTTTTTATGTCCATTTCTGAAATGGAAGAATACTTAGAACAAAATCCACATATCAATATAGCACCTGCTGCTCCAGCAATTGTATCTGGTGTAAACACAGAACAGAAAATGGATACGGGGTGGAAAGAGACTTTACAGAAGATTTCAGAAGAACATCCGAACAGTCCACTTGCAGATAGATATGGAAATAACAAGACGATTAAACGAAAACAGAGTGAAAGAGTGGTTAAACAACACCTAGATAAACAAACGAAAGGTAAGAAATGATATAAATATTATAATGATACGAGCTAGAAATTTCAGCATGACCTTCGATATTAAAGTATCATTAAAAAAAGGTTTGCAAGCTTTGAAATCAATCAGCTCATGTATCAATAGGGGGTTGTTGCATGACAATCCCTTTTTCAATAGGGGTTAGTAGATAATGTCAGTAAAAAAGAAAGCAAAAGAAATTACAGATTCTCAATTGGTTAATATAAAACCAGTTACGGATAATCAAAAAGTAGCATTTGAAGCGTTTAAAAAAGGACAAAATCTTTTTCAATATGGTGCTGCAGGAACAGGAAAAACTTTTATTTCATTGTATCTTGCACTTAAAGAAGTTTTGAATTTAAAAACTCCATATCATAGAGTATGTCTTGTTCGTTCATTAATGCCAACAAGAAATATAGGATTTATTCCTGGCGATGAAGATGATAAAACACTTTTGTATCAAACGGTATATCAAAATATGGTGCAATTTATGTTTGAACAACCAAATGAAGTTGCATTTAGTTCGTTGTATGATAGGTTAAAAACACAACAAACTTTATATTTTCTTTCAACTTCTTTTCTTCGAGGATTGACTTTTGATAATTCTATTATTATTGTAGATGAATCTCAAAATTTAAATTTTCATGAACTAGATACTATCATTACGAGAGTTGGTCAAGATAGTAAAATTATTTTCTGTGGAGATATGGACCAAACTGATTTGGTTGAAACAAGAGAGAAAAATGCTATTTTAGATTTTACTAGAATTCTTGAACAAATGGAAGAATTTACATTGATTGAATATAATCTTGGCGACATAGTTCGTTCAGGGTTTGTCAGAAATTATTTAATTAATAAAATTAAACTAGGACTTGTCGGTGGTCAATAACGAAAAATATATATTATGAATATAGGATATTATTATGTGCGAATTATATGAATTTAAAAGAGAAATAAAGTATGTTCCTAAAATTTCAACAAAAAATGTAGATAGAAAACGATATTATGTAACACCAGAAGGAATTCTTTATCCTTCTATAACAACAGTTTTATCAAACAGAAACAAAGAAGGATTAGTTGAATGGCGACAACGAGTTGGAGAAGATGTTGCGAATCATATTGCTAGAACTGCTGCTAGTCGTGGTTCTGCTGTTCATAAAATGTGTGAAGATTATTTGATGAACCAACACATTTATAGTCCAAGAGATTTTGCAAAACATTCACAAAGACATTTTCTTGGATATTGTTTATTTAATAGACTAAGAGACCAAGCATTAAAAAATATTGATAATATATATGCACAGGAAACTGCATTGTGGTCAGATAAATTAATGGTTGCTGGTAGAGTGGATTGTATTGCGAAATACAATGGAATGCCTAGTATAATTGATTTTAAGACATCAAGAAGTGAACGAAATGATGAATGGAATGAAAACTATTACATACAAGCAACTGCATATTCTCAGATGTTTGAAGAAAGAACTGGAACAAATATAGACCAGATTGTGATTTTGGTTGTAACAGAAGATGGAACTGTCCAAGAATTTGTTAAAAATAAAAAAGATTATTTACATCTACTTGATGAATCTATAAAAGTTTATTCACAAGAAGATAACATGCAAGGTCTTAATGCATAACGAGGGGCTATAGGCTAATCTGGGAAACCATTTCCCTTGCACGGAAAAATTACGGGTTCAAATCCCGTTAGCTCCATACTTGACAAATTGTTTTTTTATGTCATACTTATAAATACATCAAGTAATCCGTTAAGTAGGATTGTAAGACGTGGGTTCAATTCCCACCGCCTCCATGAATTAATAATGATGTGAGGGGGCGTCCTGGATTCGATTGCGATACGAAAGGGTTATGTTAAACAACCGATAACTTTGATTATCAACTAGCCGCTTAAAAAAAAGTGGTGGGAGTTTGGTGGTTTTCTTGGCAACAGAAAAACCACCGCTATTAGGATGGAAAAATTATGCAAGTAGATATCATGTCAGAAACAAAAATGTCATTTAAAACGCAAAGAACATTCGAATTAGAAGTAGAACAAATAGTTAAAAATTATAAAATGTCGCATATGCAGGCGGTATTGCATTATTGTGAGATGAATGATATCGACCCATCATCAATTGGACGATTGATATCCAAAACATTAAAACAAAAGATAGAATCAGATGCGAGAGATTTAAATTTCTTTCCAAAGGCAGGGAAACTTCCTGATTTATAATACAATGGATTCATATGATGCATACAAACTATATCTTGGGTTGAAGGCACATTTTGAAAAAGGTAATTATGATTTTATTCAATATGGTGGTAAGACAAAATCAACCAAAGAATCTTTTTTTAAAAGAAATGACAGAAAGATTTTCTACAAGGCATCTAAAACACATTCAAACCCAACAGATTTAAAAAATTATTACATTGCAAATTTTGTTCAATCACATAAAGGTTGGATTGGAGAATTTTCTGAAAAGAATTATTCTGATTGGAAAAAAAGAATGGAAAGTTTATCTTATACTTTCGAACAAAATATTTTATTGTTGATAAATGAAATTTGTATGGATAAAAATGATTATAATATAAATAATTTTGAATACATTTTTGAATGTGAGAAAGGAAAACATCCAATTCTTTTAAAAGGCTATCTTGCAAAAAGGATTTTTCCAGAAACTTTAATTATATTGGATGATATCGTTTCTTATTTTAAAGAATGGGATAAGATGCTAAGTGACGATATAGTGTGGCCAGAAGAAAAAATCTTTCTTGATAAGTATCGAAGATTTCTTGAATTTGATAAGACCAAATATAAATTTACTTTGCAGAAATTGGTAAAATCAAATTTAGGAGATTAACGAGAGTGGATAAAATAAAGAAGTTGTCAGAAAATGAGTGGTTATTGGTCTATACTTCAAATAATTATATTAAGAAAACTAAAGAAGTACACATTAATTTTGATGTATCTAAGA